GATACCAAACGTTAATGGTTTTGAATCCTTTAAGAAGTTATTTAGTAATCCTAACGCATTGCGAGTTATCCCTGATGGCCCATCGGAAGGCGTTCTAACAGATGTTATAACAAGAGCCCAAGCTACGGGTAATCCATTAGTTATGGATGGCATTCAATCCGCGTATTCTCGTTATATACGAGAGAACTTCCTATCAGCTACTCGTGAAGCTGGTGGTAACCGTATGGTGGGCCTAGCGGCTCTAAATAAATCTGAGAACAATATAAGTCAGATCTTACAATACGGCGATGAAGTATATAAAGATAAGCCTCTTGTTATGCAAGCATTCAGAGGAATTTTAGAAGAGGCGGGGCTAGTACAGCGTAGCCGTAACTCTAAAGCAGTTGGTGTAAGCTCAGGAACAGCGGAAGCACAACAAGCAGTAGCGGCGGTAAACCGTACTGTTACTATGACACTAGGTGTTTTAAGCCGATTAGGTGCTAGAGTAAGAGCGGGTGCTACTGGCGTAATTATGAGTAAGGTTGATCCTATTGCTACAGCACAGGTTCTAGACAAACTCATGGCTGATCCAGATTACTTTGTAGAAGTGGCTAAAAGGGTAACTAAACAAGACGGAGCCGTTGATCCAGATGGAGCAATGCTACTACGTCAATGGTTAATACGATCAGGAATTTATTCAGAGGACAATGAGCCTAGCGAAGAAGATTTCTTGCTACAATTGGCCGATGCTGAATTGGGATATAGAAAAGGTAAAGCAGAGGTTGAACAAACAATCGACGCTTTAGGTAACGCCATACTACAATAAATGGTGCGCTCGGCAGGAGTCGAACCTGCAACCTTTCGGTTCGTAGCCGAATACTCTATCCAGTTGAGCTACGAGCGCATATAAAAGGCCCCTGTCTATGAACCCGTTGGTTAGACGGAGACAGGAGCCAAGCCCACTAGCTATAACGGGCAATATACATTTTACTTAATTTAAGCCTTTGGGTCAACTTCTGACTCAGGGGCTTTTTCATTTTGAGTAGCTATATTCTGCTTTTCAAAAAGGCCCAGTTCAAATACTGAGCGATTAAGCATCCAATGCATAAAAGGTAGATTAGACATTGAGCTACGCACAATAATGTTGCCTGTCTTATCCATTCCAGCAACAATACACGATTGCATTGTTCCCTTACATTCATCTAAAAGATTGTCCGCATTTACATTATCCAATACGGGATCTTTCTCTTTTTTATCTTTCGACATAGTTTTCTCCATAGTTAATCAGCGTCTTTAACAAACTGGCCGTTAACCATCTTGCCTGTACGCTGTTTGATTACATCATACGCACCTTGAACACATTCATTCATGCTTATGTTCCATGCGTTCGTTTGCATAACGAGAGTGACGAAGATATCGCCAATGGCATCTTTGATCTCGTCAAGATCTTCTTTCTTAATGCCCTCTAGAAGCTCGTTAACTTCTTCCTGAGTTTTCTTAAACTGCGCGATGGGATTAGGGTGGGGCAAAATACCTTTGCCTTCACCCCACTCTTCAATCAGCTTAGTTAGTTGATCTAAATTCATACTATTTTCCTTCATCTACTGCGCCCCATACATCACCCCAATCACCCGATAGGGCACCTTTGGCGTAATCTACTGATTTGTTTTCAAAGAAGTTGGTGTGAGTTACACCCAACATACCATCTACCCATTCCAACGGGTTCTGCTTCACCTTGAAGATACCTTTCATACCCAAGGCAATTAGGCGTCGGTCACAGATGTACCGAATGTATTGCTTAACCTCGTCACGAGTTAGGTTTTCCATTTCACTCACGCCAAAGGCCAGATCAATAAACTGGTCTTCTAGATCCACCATCTTCTCTGCAATGGCATAGATCTTAGCTTTGAGCTCGTCATTCCAACAACTACGGTTTTCTTGGACGTAGGTACGGAATAACTTGATCATGCTTTCAGTGTGCAGAGTTTCGTCTGCAATTGACCATGCAATGATCTGGCCCATACCCCGCATCTTTCCGTGGCGAGTAAAGTTCAACAGCATAATAAAGCTGGAGAATAACTGCATACCTTCTGTGAAAGCACTGAACCCTGCAATCTGTGCGGGTAGATCTTCATCTCCTTGCAGATCTTTAAAGTAATCATGCTTCTCAGCCATTTCAGCGTACTCTAAGAATTCATTGTACGTTGATTCTGGCATACCCAATGTTTCAATTAGGTGACTGTACGCGGCTACATGGATAGCCTCACGAGCGGCGAACGATGATAACATCATTCTAATCTCAGGTTGTGGGAATACAGGCAGATAATTATTTACATACGCCCCAGACACGTCGATATCGCCCTGAGTAAAGAAACGGAAAATCTTAGTTAGAAATTCCTGTTCTTCAGTGGACAGGCGGTTACGCCAATCCTTTGTATCTTCCAGCATAGGAACTTCAGTCCATAGCCAGTGCATTTGCTCAGATTGAACAAAGGCGTCATACGCCCACGGGTAGTTAAATGGTTTATAGAAATCCCGTGTATCAGTTAGTTTTAGTTTTTTTGCCATTGTATTATCCCTCACAAGCTAGGCATACGTCGCCATCTGCGACTGCCGTTAAATCAATATCGTCTTCAAGTCTTTTCCGCTCAATTTGCATACCTACTTTGTCTGCTTTTCTGAGTTTATCAGAGCGACAGTAGTACAAGCTTTTCAGACCCTGCTTCCATGCTAGGAAGTGACAAGCGTGTAGGTATTTGACGTTAACGTCTGGACGGAAAAATAGGTTTAGAGACTGCCCTTGATCGATATATGGTTGGCGGTCTGCCGCTAGATCAACTAACCAACGCTGGTCAATCTCAATAGCAGTTTTATAAACTTCCTTGATATCATCAGGAATGTCTAAGTGTTGGACTGAGCCATCGTTTGCCGTAATAGAGGCCCACGTTTTGCCGTTGTCCATTCCCAAGTCAGCTAGTGCTTTCTTTAGAAATTTGTTCTTCTGTATATATGCCCCAGACAAAGTATCCTGTCTGAAAACATTGGCGCGATATGGTTCAATAGATGGGGATGTATTACCCATAATTAAAGAACTAGATGCATTAGGCGCAATTGCAGTCCAATGACTGAAACGACGATTAACACCTACTTCAGCCGCGTCAGGACAAGCCCCACGCTTATCAAATAATGTTGCGTCACCTTTCGCACACTGTTCACTAATGTGCATATAGATTTGCTTGTTCATTACTTTAGCCATCGCACAATCAAGTGGGATGTTTTTCTTCTGGAAGTACGCATGAAGGCCAAGAGTACCAATACCAATAGAACGCTCACGCATTGCTGAGTATACGGCCCTGTGGACGTGCTTAGGCGCATTGTCGATGAAGTGTTGTAGAACATTATCTAAGAATTCCATGATAGCAGGAATAAACTCAGGGTCTTTGCTCCACAGATCATAGTATTCTACATTCAAAGAAGACAAACAGCATACAGCCGAACGCTTAGTGCTAGTAGGCAAGAAGATCTCAGTACACAGATTAGATCCATTAATCTTTAGGCCAAGAGCCTTCAACCATTCAGGCATAGCCTCGTTAGCTGTATCCAAGAATATAAGATATGGTTCACCTGTATGCATACGAAGCTCTAGTATCTTCATCCACAGATCACGAGCGGACACTGTGTCAGTTACTTCACCATTATTAGGGTTAACTAACGGCCAGCTATCATCTAGGTTCTGATCCCTCATGCAAGCTTCAACAAGCTCCATAAATTCATTTGTAAGATTAATACCGTGATGCAAGTTAAGTGTACGGAAGTTTTGGTCGCCTGTAGGCTTACGCATTTCCATAAACGTAATAATATCTGGGTGATTAATATCTAAGAACGCCGCATAAGAACCACGACGAGTACGCCCTTGGCGATAGGCCAAAGATCCTGCGTCATACGTTTTCAAGTGAGGCATTACACCTACAGATTTTTCATCTGCACCGCGAATACCTACATGAATACCTACACCACCTCCGAGCATAGATAACCACGATACTTCACCATAAGTATCTACAAGGCCTTCTGCGCTATCATCTAAATACGATAGGAAACAGGAGATAGGTAACCCCTTATTACTACGGCCGTAAGATAGAATAGGTGTTGAGAACGAAAGCCATTGCTTGCTTGCGTATTCATATATCTTTTGTGCGTGTTCCGCATCTGTCGCGAATGCTTCAGCTACGAAAGCGAACCGTTCTTGAGGAGATACTTCCTCGTCACGCATATAACTTTCACGGAGCCTAGTTAGGCCCAAATCATCAAATAGTTCATCATTTTCTAGGTTTATTTTTACTTTAGTCATTTCTTCCTCTTTATTTTAGTGTGTCATTGCCCCTGAACCACGCTACCAATGCCTTACGTTTTCCCATCCACACAGGACGTGCGAGATGCATAAGATGTGACGGGAATACGATTGCAGTACCTCTGGATCGTGGTGCGAACTTCACAAATTGACCGTTAGGTGCTTGGGTATGTGAATTGACTTGTAATCGTCCGCCTAGATAATCAGATGGATCTGAAAGCTGTATTATGCAGGTTAGTTTTCTTGTAGCCACTTTCTCGTGTCCAGAATCCGTATGCCAATTATAAAACTGACCGAACCCGTATTCTAAATACTGAAGGGCTTCCATTTCACCGTTAAGGTCAAAGTTTAACCAGCGTTCATTTAAGTGCTCTACACGGTTTTGGATTTTATCATGTATCCATGAATTATCCTGATCCCTGTACAGCCACGATAACTTACAATTTCTGGCTAACTTATCTTTTAACGATGTCTTTACGGACAACACCTGTCCTTTACTCATGGGGCTACTCCCCACAAGATTACAGATGTCATCACATTCTTCTTGGTTGAATAAATCAAACCAAGTGAACTGATGTATATGTTTCATAGAAGTCCCGCTTTCTCTTTACGGCGGACTATCTCTCTACGAATATAGAACTCAGCTTTTTCAAGATCTTCAATTGGCACCTCGTGCTTTTCATCACAACGCCAAACGTATTTAACTACGCTACCAAGGTTGAAGTTCATGTGTTCAGTTATTTGAATACACTCAACACCAGAAGGGTGCTTTGTGTAATGCGGTGGATGGTTCACCATATCCACTTCGTTTTGCGTATCCGCAAGTTCTACCGATTGACTATCTGCCTCGGTGTCGAAGGGGTATGTGTGAGCATAAACCGTTTTGATTTCCTTTTTGCTCATTAGTGCTTCCTATGTTTTTTTGGATCAAATTTAATGACGTTTAAATCTAGCCGATCCTCTTTTTTAATTGTTTTTAAAAGCTCCTCGTCAGGCTCAAACTCTATCGCAAATTCCTCGTCTTTAGGCTCAAAGCCCTCAAAACCGGGGGCGGCTCGTATAATCTTACCCGCCGCAAGTACGTTATCTGTTTGAGTGTTTATTAGAGCGTACACGCCAGCCAAGATGTCCTGTAAGAAGTCCACTGCATCGTCAGGATAGCCTTCATCAAAGCTCCAGCCCCCACTGCATATCAAGCGTCCTTCATCATCAATTGATATCTCTATCAAAATAGCATTTGGCGTATACTCGTCGTTGTCGTTCATTTGACGTTCCTTAGACCGTTAATGATTTTTAAAGATGCAGTCTTCTTGCGCTCTTTAATCCACGGCAAGGGAACCAGTTTATCGGCGTACTCAAAACCATACCGATCACACCACATTGAATATGTAGTTTTACTGCCCTTACGGATTTTGCCCTTACTGTTGGTAAAGACGAACCTCAAACAGAGGTCAGGATACTGTTCCTTCAAAAGCAAATGCTTGCGCCGGTCTTCTAAAGTAAACCGCCCCTTTGTCTCAATTACGATCCCATTAGGGAGTAAAAAGTCGGGGGTATAATAATGATCAGATTCTGGAACGACGTAGGGTATACGAAAACATTCGTACTCTGCATCTACACCTCGGCTCGTTAGATCTGACTGTACCTTATCCTCAAGTCCTGAACGGTACCCATTAGCTATTGCCCTAGCTCTGGGATTAAACTTATTCTTTTTCATCATTATATTCCGAGTACCAATAGTATCTTGGGTTCTTAGCTTTAGACCCTGATTGGGGCTTGTACTGAGCATCAGGCCAGCACTCGCTAGTGAAAGAACAGAAGGTACACGTTGTATGCAGACGTTTATTTCCCGTAGGTACTTTGCGGAAGTATTCGTCAGCGGGCTCAAAGCATCGTTTAAATTCCCCGTCTAAGTTAACGAGTTCAATAGTGTTAGTTATCTTTGTTTCTAACTCTTCAAGCTCTTGCTTATTAGCAGTAGCTTCCACCACGCTAAGTTCACCCGTGCTCTTGTTAACAACGATCCAGCCGCCAAGGCCTGTTCCTGTGCCCTTAGAGTAGCCGAGCAATTGGGCTGTATACCCAAACGCATCATCTTTAGCTACGCCATGCCATCCATCCTGCCACTTATTATCGTAGGCCCAAGGAGAAGAAGACTTTGTGTCATAGGTATTGCCATCGATTTCGATGTCATTCTCACCTTTGATAACAGTACCAGCTATCTTGTATTCAGCTTGGGACTTGCCACCAGTGATGTTAGCTCCAGAGACACGCAACAGGACTTCAACAATGCATTCTACTGCATCGCCAAACATCATTCTTAAAATGTGATTGTACGGCATCTTAGACTTTTCCGCGCCAGCCTTCTCCATCTGGAGTTGACAGGTAGGACGCCCAATATTGCTCATACGCAAACGAAAGGGTTCGTTCTTTCTATTTAACTGCTTACGCAAACCTTCCTTGAACATTTCACCAGCGGCTTCAATCCACTCGTCCTTACATTCAACAGGTTCGCCATTAGACAACTTGTCCATTGTCATTCGCAGTTTGGCTTCTAATGTATTTATAGACATATTTATAACTCCAGTTATTCAGAGGGAAAAAAGAGGGGCACGAAGGCCCCCCTTTAAATTCTGAAGTTATTAATCGTCTTGAAGATCTGCCGAGAGATCGTCGCCAACTACATCTGTTACTGCCTCAATTGCATCTTCATCCAACTGACCTTCACGCATCGACTTCTGGTAGGCTTTCTCCACCATATCGTTTTCGCGCTCAATCATGCTCGCCATGTGTGTCATGGTGTCAAATGTTTGTTGGTCAAGCGGAAGTGCTTTTTTCAGATCTGGTTTAAAGTGCATTACATAATAAATGACAGAGCCATTCTGTAGCTCTTCAGCACTTACATCACACCAGTAATCGTAGAAATTTGCTCCTCGTGGGATTGTCTTAATAAACTCGTCTTCAAACGGGTTAAAGTTCGATCCCTTGAGTAACATTATAGCAGGTTCGTTCTCGACAGTCACCTCATTTCCGTCCGCATCTTTGCCAGTATATGACACTAATACGCGCAGTTGTCGGAAACACTTGATATCAGTATACTTTTTCTGTTCCTCTTTCGGCATTTCCCGTAAGATTTTAGAAGTAGGTTTACCGCAACGAATATCACCCTTCATATCACGGGCTTCACAACGGAAGTTCGGAATAAGTAGAGTTTTATTTACCACCTTGCTTTCTTCTGGATCATAATGAATCCATTGAAATAATTGTGATAGCGCACGAATACGCACGTTCTCCGCATACACAGGTTCATCCATACCATTAAGGTAAAACAAACCTTGTTCAATCTTCCGCCCCTGCGCGTCTTTACGCATGGTGTTGACTTTCAACATTGGAAGTCGATCTGCACTTTTTTGTGGCTTATCATTAGCCCCGAGTAGTGCCGCCAGTTTCTGCTCTTCAGCTTTTTCTATTACTGCAATATTGCCCATATTATTTTTGCTCCTATGTAAGATGTATAATTTACATCTATTAGTGTCACTAGTCAACATTAACTAGTGCTTTATCCATCCAATTTTTACCTGCTTCCATTTCTATCGCTAGAGGGAGTACAGGTTTATAATTGAAACGTTCTTCAAGCTCTTCAGACACGTCACTCATTGCCCATTTAAGAGCCTTAGCCACCTTGTCTCGCTCATTTGGAAACACGTCCACCACGATGCTGTCATGCACTGTGAGGATAAGTTTCGACTTGAGCTCAAGCCTTTTAAATTCACGCAAAGCGCGAACGCACGACAATGGAACAATGTCCGCTGTCGCAAATGATTGCACAGGGTAGTTAACCACGGCCGTAGCATTGGTTATCCTTCCCCCGCGTAATCGTTTAGCGTTTGGAAAATAAAACTCTCGTCCAGATGGAATCCGAACGATGCCTGTTTTCAAAACACCATCCATTAAGGTCTGATGCCATCGCTTCAAACCGTCATAAATATTAAAGTATTCTTTGAAGTACGTCTGAACGTGTGGGGGTTGCCCCATACCAAGACCGCCATAAAGGGGGGCGAACGTAAATTGCTTTGCTAACTGTCTGTTTTCTTTAGATATTTCTGACTCAGGTACTTGATTGATGATCGAAGCAGTCTGCTTATGAATGTCTTTACCAGACAAAATATCATCAATAATTTGAGCATCCCTAGACAGTTCCCCAGCCACTCTAAATTCAAGACCGCTGAAGTCACATTCTGCAATCTCACCGCCTTCAAATCTAGAAACAACGCAACGCCTGACGGGGAAGGTACCACCGCGTGGTTGGTTCTGGAAGTTAGGATTACTAGAACTTAGGCGTCCAGTACGAGTGGTTGTCTGATTAAACTGCGCGTGTAGTATTCCATCAGGACGTGTGTAGGTTTTAATCCCTGTAACAAAACTATCCAAATAAGTATTAATAGCATTGAGCCTACGAATACCTGTTAAGAATTCTATTGCCTGTAGGTTATCCTTTGAGTGGGCCTGTACAATCAAACGCTCAATAGTTTGTTTATCAGTTTTAAAACCATTAACAGCCGCATCTTGAGGGCCTTCAGGTACGAGCTTTAAACCCGCTACTTGACCTGTCTCGGTAAGAGTAAAACCTTGACCATCACACGGTTTGCATTTGGTTAGGTTGATCCACGGTGTACCATCCTTTTTGTAC